CCAGTAATGATTCGCGCGGCTTCCGATCCGCTCCCACAGCCACTTGCCGTTCTTCTTGATCCGGTGCTCGCTTTCCATCTGCGCGAGGTAGTCCTCGTCGATGTCGTCGGGCACCTCCCACACCGGGCCGTCGTCCGGGTTCTGGTTCCGGCGCAGGCGGGCGAGGGCATCCTTGATGTTGAGGTTCGACCAGTAGAACACCGAGCAGGTCTGACCGCGGCCGAGCACCACCTTGCGGCGCGGCGAGTAGAACCGCTCGATGGACTTCCTACCCTTGACCTTGTGGGTGAAGGTCGCCCGCTTGTCGCCCATCAGGGCCGTCCACCCGTGGGCCGCGCATTCCCGATAGACGTCGTAGGTGGCATACCGAGCATCGATGAACACGAGGTTCGGGTGGATCCCGAAGCGCTCCTGGACGGATTGGACGTCGGTGAAGGTCAGCACCCGCTCGTTCCAGATCAGGCGGCTGGATCCGTCCTCGGCCCAGGCACGGACCACGAGGAACAGGTGGTCGAGCTGGCAATCGACAGTGAGGATCCGCAGCGGACAGGCGCAGGGCTCGCCGGACGGAACCAAGCGCCCTTGATCATCCACGCCCGCCTCGCCGTCCCAAGTTTCCCCTTTCAGGTAGCCGCCCGGAACGATGTCGAGTTTGTAGTCCTCCAGGTATTCGCGCCAGGCGATGGCGAGGCGCTTCTGATAGAACTGCTTGATCAAGCTCACGTCCCCCTTGCGGGCCGCTGCCTTGGCTCGCAGGTAGAGTTCGGCCAGTCGTCCCCAGCTCATCGCGCAGAGCGCGTTCCAGTGGAACCCGGCGTTTTCCTTCGGGGCGTTCGGGTTGGTGACGGTGTAGCGGCCCGTGAGGTTGAGTTCGCGGCGCGTGCGGTCGCTGTCCTCGAAGTAGTGGTTGCACGACGCACAGCGCATCGAGGTGGTGTCGCGCACCTTCTGGAAATCCCAGTCGCCGGATTCGTCGCGGGCGTCCTTGCGCCACTCGACCTGCTCCCACTTGAACGGCTGGCGCTGGTGGCAATGCGGACAGGCGAAGGTCCACTCTCGCATGTCGGTGGTCTCGTGCTTGCGGTGGGTGTCGTCGTCCTCCTCGCCGCCCTGCGACATGAACAGGCATTTGCCGAGCCACCCGAAGGCGGTGACGCGCGCTTCGGCTTCGGCCATGTGACCGTTTTTGTACCTCCACGTTTCATCGGCAACCAACCAGCGGATCGACCGCCGCTGGAGGTTGGTCTTGTTGTTGGCCCCAAGAACCCAGAGCGTCATGCCATTGGCGAAGTGGATCGTGTTGTTGCGCTTCTTGTGGCGGTTGGCCGGGTAGAGCGCTCGAACCGGCGGGCACTCGTCGAAGAGCTTCTGGAGCCGGCTCTCGCTCTGGTCCTTGGCGTCGTCGTCGGTCTGGTCGAGCCAGAGCGTCGGGCCGGGATGGTTGGCGATGATGTGGGCGAGGCCGAGTTCACCGACGCTGGTCTTGCCGCTTTGGATCGCGGCGATGATCGAGACGATGCGGATCTTCGGATCGACGAGCGCTTCCATCGGCTCGCGCATCCACGGCGAGTTGGCCGAGCGGAAGCGTCCTGGGATAGGCGAGTAGGGGATCGAGGTGATGTGTTCTTCGCACCACGCCCACGGGGGACGACGGTCGGGCGGACGCCAGGCATCGCACCAGATTCTTTCCAGTCTCCTGCGGGCGGGCTCGACGGTCTTCATTCGCCCTGATGGAGGATCGTCAACACCTCGTCGATGGCGCGGCGGGCTTCCTCCTGGATGCCGGTGGCGTCGAGGCCCGACAGGATCGGCGGGAGTTCCTGCTCGAACTTCTTGCGGAGCATGGCCGCTGCCTGCGCCACGAGCTCGGTCCATGTCTGCCGCACCTCCTCGACCGCCACGAAGTCGCCACGCTTGATGCCGAGTCGCAGTTCGCGTTCCTCCACCTCTGCCAGCAACTTGCGGGCCTTGAGCGAGGATTCGATGTCCCCGGACGAGTCGATCACGCCGCCTTTCAGATCGTGGCGGCGCATGAACTCGCGCCACGCGGCGACGTCATGGAGTCCGTTGGCGGCGGGCTTCGGGGCGTCCTTGCGCTTCTTCCAGGTGTTGAGAGACTGGCGGGTGACGCCCAGGATGGCGGCGAGCTCGACGTAGGACGCGGCGGTCGCCGGTGCCGCCCCGCTCCCGGTGGCCAGAGTTTGGAGCATCGCCCGCTCGGCCCGGGTCAGCTTACCACCCTTCTGGACACGGCCGACCAGGTTGGCAAAGTCGCGGGAAAGCAGCTTCTTGGCGATGTCGGGTGATACGGCTTCCATTCGCCAGCGCCGGGCACGTCAACCGGGTCAAAAATTGTCGAACTGGTCTTGCTGGCGCTGTCGTGGAATTTGCTCCCCGGCTTCCTCCTCCGCTGGTTCTGGACGTCGTAAACACACTTGGCTGGCTGTTAGGAATTTGTATTTTGGGTGGAGGCCATTGAAAGAGCCGGTGGCAGGGCCGGCGGGCGGGGAGATTGGGGTTAGTGCTCAATTCGCGGGAATCACGATGGAGCTGGCCCCGCTTCCGCCATTTCCGAGGCCCATCATCGCACCACCCAAGATGCCACTTCCCTTGTTCTTCAGTTCAGTGCGGTATTGTTCGAGCTGCTTGTCATTCAGCACTGGACGCATTTGATCGACCTTGGCTTCGATCCGCTGATCGATCGCGGCACGAAAGTTTTCCGCCATTTGATTGCCGTCGGTTCCGTCACCGGAAGTCCCGGTATTTAGGGCTGCTTCCTTCATTGCGTCCTGAATGCCAAGATCGTAGGGATCCAGATCAATCCCCATGCCATCTAACGACAACGCCGATGAATCCGGGTTCCCGTTCTCCTTTTCGATCCTCGCGGCTGCGGCGTCATGGAGAATCTTGTAAGCAGCGTCACGCTGGCCTTCCTCGAACTCGATCACTCCCTGCATTTGGGAAAGGCTTTTGAGCGCCACCGAATCAATTCTCGACTGGGTGTCGCGCGTCTTGAACTCTTCAAGGGCCGTCTTTTGTTCCTCGGTCAGGGTGGCAGCGAGTTGTTCCTCCAGTGCCTGATTCGTCAGTGATTTCATCAAGTCGCCGTCATCGCCCAACTTGCCCATGTCTTCGATGCTCATGCCTTCCATCTTGGCGATTCGTTCATCGAGCCAGCTTTGAAGGCCTGCTCTCTGGACATCGGTGAGTCCAAGCGCCTCTGTGAGTTTGTCAATGCGCTGTTGGAGTTTCGCCCGATTCTGGGCTGCCATCATCTTGATCGCCTGGCTTTGCATGTCTTTCATCGCCTCCGAATCCGGTTGCAAGATCTGAGCAATCGCATCAACGGACTTTTCTGGTGGAACCTCGCGGATCGCACGTTTGCCTGCCACAGGAGCATTATCGGAGTCCCCATCCCCAGAGCGGGCCGCCGTGGAAACCACGGAGGTGTTTGGCCGACTCTTGTCGTCGCCCATCCGGTCATCTACAGCACCGCCTCGCAAGAACCACCCGATTGCAGCACCTACAACCAACACCAAAATCAAAAAGAAACCGTTATTTTTCGATATCACCATCAATAAACGGTCTCGAAACCGATTTTCGTTCTAAGAAAATTGAGGTGAGCTGTCTTCCGAGCGAATCCCTGCCGAACGAGAGAGTGGTATCAAGGTTGACGCAAGAGTGGGGGACATGAGCATCCCCGTGCACTGCGCCCACACCACCCTCGTCGATCCGAACACGCTCAAGCCCAACCCGGTCAACCCGAACCGGCACAGCGCCCACCAGATCCAGCTCCTCGCCTCGATCATCCAGGAGCAGGGTTGGCGCAACCCGGTCACCGTCTCGAAGCGCTCGGGCCTGATCGTCCGCGGGCATGGCCGGCTGGAGGCGGCACTGCTCATTGGCTGCCCGGCGATCCCGGTCGACGAGCAAGACTACGCGAGCGAGGCCGAGGAACTCGCCGACCTGCTGGCCGACAATCGCCTGTCGGAACTCGCCGAACTCGACGAGGACGACCTGCGCCGCGTGCTTAAGTCGATCGGCGACGCGGACCCGTCCTTCGACATCGAACTCACCGGCTTCATGGAAGACGAGATCCGCAAGCTGATGGACGAGGCCGGCGATCCCGAGGACGAACTCGAAACCATTCCGCGGATGGAATGCCAGGCCTTCGAGACCCACGACTACCTCGTGTTCATGTTCCATGACCTGCGGGACTGGATGCAGGTCCTCCAGCTCATGGGGGTGCGCGAGGTTGACTACTCGATCACCCGCAGAACCAAGAAAATCGGCCTCGGCCGCGTGCTCCATGGAAAACGACTCATCGAACTCTGCCGCCGTGCTCTCCTGGCCGGAACTACGCCCGCTCTCGCTGCGCCTGGTGATCCTGTCCCGGAGCCGGAGCCGCTCGATCACCAGCCACAAGCTGTTCCCGACGGCGACGCTGCTGGTCCCCGCAAGCGAGGCTGAGCACTACCGCCACACCGGGCTCACCATCGAAACCATCCCCGACGAGATCGCCGGCATCAGCGCCGTGCGGAACTGGGTGCTGAGGCACTTCAAGGAGGACGCCATCGTGATGCTCGACGACGACATCTCCGCGTGCGTCTGCATGGTGTCGCTCCGCTGCCGGAAGCTCTCCATCGCTGAAACCCTTGCCATGCTCGAAAACTCGGCGTGGTGTGCGCGCGGGGCAGGGGCCCGCTTGTTCGGCTGGCACCAGC